TTCTAGCACGTTTTACTGCCAGAGCAATCTTGGAATCTGGAAATTTATCAGGATCAATGTCGGGATCACGCAATCCCATGTCGTATTTAACACCATTCTTATCGCCTACAAAAGCGAGCATTTCTAATATGACTGGTTGTATAAGTATACCAACATCTAATGTGTGCAGTCCCTGCATTACACCGCCTAGTTGAATTGAATTAGATAACGCAGCAAGGGGTGTACCTAACTCCATAACATCAAGCAGTTCCTCTTGAAACTTAGGTTCAAGTAAACGAGAGGAGTAAAACTCTAACGCTTCATCTATTGTATCATACTTAGCTGGTTGCTGCCAAGGCATACTGCCCATCTCAGCTACCATTCCTTGTCCACCTACAGGTGCGTCGAAGCTTGGACCTTTATCCATCTGCTAGTGCCTTTCTTGCCATGTTAATTTCACGTACATATTCAACAACCATTTCACTAGGTTCTTTAGTAGCCTCAGTTTCTTCTGGCTTCATTGTTCTACGTAACAGACCACCCTTATCTGAAGTAGTTCCCGTAGCTACTTTCTTAGCCTGTGCCTTTCGTAGTACATTTAAGTACGCTGTTCTATGGTTGTTCATACTATTTCTCCTTACTTAAAACCAACTACCGACAATAGAATCTGCATCTGCAGTTATAATACTTCCTACAAGTTTTCCTGCGGCAGACCACCAACCAGCATTAGCGGAGTCATCAGCACGATCCTTGTATCCTTTTTGACGCATCTCTTCCATAGTCATATTGGCTACTCTATCTCTTTCATTTTCAGAAGCATCGAAAGCCCATTTCATTGTGTCACTATAAAAACTAAACATATTGTTATAGGCAGTGTTAGACATATCGAGTGCATTCTTTGCATTCAATTCATTGACTCTATTAACAGTAGCATTGTCTACTGTAGCAACCTGTCTACGCCAGTTAGCATTAAACTGATCTACCACTAGTCTGTTGTTAGCGTTAAACTGCTCTCGTTGATTTGCTACATTAGCGTTAAACTGAGACATAGCATTCTTCTGACCTGAATTGTACTGTGCAATAGCGTTAGCTTGAGAAGAATTAAATTGATTAACCTGTGTACTTAAGCTGTCATAGAACTGATTAGTTTGATTTTCTGACGTGGCATTAAAAGCATTAGCAGCGTTCTCAGCGGCAGCATCAGTAAACATACTCTGCACCCTAGACTGCGCTTGGAACATGTTAGCAGCCTGTTGATTAGACAAGTTAGCCATGTCCATTGTCATAAAGTTCTGTGCGTTTTGCACAGCAGCTTGTTGACGATTGCTAAGGTTAGCCATATCTAAGTTAGATAATGCGGCAGCTTCTGCCATTACCATAGCTTGTTTATTATTTAAGTTAGCTAAGTTCATTGTATTAGCAATGCGACTATTTTCCAACGCAACAGTTTGCTCCGCAGTAAAGTTCATGTTAGCTACATCAGATATTTTACTAGCGTTCATAACACGAGCTTGGAATGCTTGATCGAACTCTTGGCCCATAAATTTAGCACGTTGCTCTGCTGCAAGCATGGCGCGTTGCTGACGGTTAGATAGGTTCTGTGCTTCAAACTTTGCAAAGGTAGATGCATCCGCTTGTGCGATAGGTAAAGCACTTTCCATAGCTGCCTGTACCATAGCTTGACCTGCCATACTAGAAGCAGATAAACCACGAGAGGCCATCTTAGACATGACACCACGCAGTGCACCTGCCGCCCATGCGGGTGGATTACTTGCATCAAAGTCTTTTGTTAGCTCACCTATTTGCCCTTGTACAGTAGCTTTTTCAGAGGGTGTAGCTGTAGCTGCCTGTACTTCTTCTGTAAACTTAGCTGCCTTTTCCGCATTAGCTGCACCAGATATAAGTTCACCATCCTCTATCTCACGTTGAATAGGGTTCTTCATTAAGATAGCTTCACCTTGTGCAGCCTCTAAATCAGATACAGAACTTTCAGTTTGCTGCTCAGCTTCTACTGTTGCTTCATCTGATACTTCCCCTTTAACAACATCTACTTTTGCAGCTTCGTCAACTTTATCCTCAGTTGTTACGGCAGTTACAGTAGCGGGATCTCTAGGATCTACAACGTCTACCTTAGATACCGTATCTACTGTTGTAACATCTGCAGTTTTAGCTTCTCCTACTTGACCTGCATCTGTATCAACTTCTTGATCTGAGGAAGTTTCTACCTTTACGGGATCTACTACAGTACCTGCTGGCATAGAACCTGTAGGATCTTGAACTCGTTCAGTAGTAAGATCTGCAACTGTTTTATTACCGCTACTTCCTATTTTATTACCTCTACTTCCTATTTGCCCGCCTCTAGGTGGTATTTTAGGTTCTACAGCAAGTCGTGCATCCCCAAGACCAGCTACTAAAGGCTGAATCATACCGCCCACGTCATAGTCTTTAGCCATACCACCACGAGCCATAGTCATAGCTGCTTGTCGGTAAGTATCCATTTTCTTTAACGCTGCGGGATTACCCTGTAGAAACTGGTCAAAATTATTCATGTCACCTGTGTAACCAAGAGAATCTGCAATACGAGTCATTGCATCTGGCTTGAATCCTTTAAACTGCATCATTGTTTTATTTCCTTATTATCCATTTACTACTTCGTTTAATCCCCATGTCATAGCGCCTAAGCCTATTATAAATATTATGATACCTGCTGTCAAGGATAAACCCCAAAACAATTTATCCCTTGCTGCAGCCTGTTGCTCTAATGCTTCTTTATGACGTTGCCTAGCAGCGGCCTGCTCCTTAACAACTAGATCCCACATTCCTGGTGGTCCATATAACTGACACGCTGAACGTAATTCATCCATTGCCTCTTTGTGTTTCATCTTAGCTTGGGCTATTGCAAAGCCTTCTTCTTCAGAGGATGATAGCCTACCTAATGGGCCTTTGTGCTTACCCTTTTCAGCCATCTGTATTTCAGAATCAAGCTTTGCTAACTTACCAAAGTGAGGAAGTAAATCAGCTACGTCACTACCAGCTTTGACTGCTGAACTAACTGCGCCAGCTATCTTAGTTACTGCTCCAGCAAGTGCTAGTACTTCAATCATTTATTTACCTACTTGCATCCATACTGCAGTAGCTATAAAGGTTAGCACCGCAACTGTTCCTAATTGTACTAGTGTCTTCCATATACTCTTTTTAGTATCTCGCCATGAGTCTAACAAACTACGCAACTCTTTGATGTCATTAGCTGCATCCATGTCAGATAACCCTAAGTCACACAGAGCTTGTTTAGCGCCCTTCTTAGCGGCCCTATCAAGCATAGCTTCAAGTTTCTCTGGGGTCAAGGTATCCATTAAACAACCTGCCATTCGTCATCAACTGTGTTCCTTGTCTCAGTTAAAGACCATGACTCAGAAGACTCATCCCAGTCGTAGAAGTTTAACTCCGTTGATGGGTTTGGTGTAGGTGGCTCATACTCCCAAGTAGTTGTGTTTAGTACCCAACCATTTATAGGAGAAGTAAGGAAGTATACTGAGTTTTGAGCAACGTCAAAGTACTTACCTATCTCAGCTACACCTGATACATCTTCTTCAAACTTTTGGCTTGAAGTTAAAACCTGATCGTCATCAAAAACAACAATGTTCTCAATGATACTGTCACTATCAAAGTAAAATCCACGCTTAGCCATTATGTGTTTATCTCATAATAAGTTACAAATATAGCGCCGCTAGATCCGTTTGCGGAAGACCCCACCCCGCGCTCAGACGCAGAGCCGCCTGACCCAGCACCATAACTACTACCCCCATCAGATGCACCCGCTGCGCCGCTAGAGTGCTGCACGCCAGCGCCGCCCCTAAACGTAGCGCTTACATTAGAACCCCACTCAGAAGGCTTTGTAGGTGCGTTAGTTGTTAGTGTTTTTGCATACCCAGATTGATTAATTGTATATCCGTTTTGACCGCCAGAGCCTAAGTTTGGGCTTCCACCGCCGCTAACGCTTGATTGGTTACCACCAACAGAAAGCGCTGGGCCATAACCACCAGTGTAATTGCTTTCACCCCCATTAGCGGTGCCGCCGTATGATCGAGAGCAAATACCCCAATCACTAGTGTTAGTGGTAGTAGATGCTTCTCCAATAGCTACTGTTTGTCTTCCAGCAAATCCTCTTGAGCCGCCATACGCAATTATAGTTAGACCAGACCCATTAGGGTTAAACGTTGTACTGCCACCACTTCTACCTGAGATCGCGTAACCACTGCTGACAGGATAAGAAACACCCGCAGCGCCACCGCCAATACTGATACTAGCAGAAGTTATACCGTGATCCTGCACAGAGTATCTACGTCTAGCTGTACCACCTGCACCGCCGCCAGAGGCAACCTTTTCGCGCCCACTATCAGTTGAATGACCACCACCAGAGCCACCACCACCCAAAGCATAGACGCTATACTCTACACAACCTGATTGCGCTGGCGACCAAGAAGACCCACTAGAAACTGTCTGCGTAGATCCCTTTTTTCTTAATATCCTATTCTTACTGCGAAAGTTAGAGATAGATATAGTGTTACCAGAACTAGGTAAGCTGCTTGGAACTGGGCCAGTGCTGCCACTTAAACTGCCACTAAGTGATACTGCACCTGATCTACCATAGTAAGTACGTAACTCACTCATGGATATTGCACCACTTGCATGACCAAAGTTATCTATAGAGGTAATAGTCATTACTAACCCTTCTTAAGCTCTTCTACTTCCGCACGTAACTCTTTTACAGCTTCAATAAGAACACCTACTAAGTTACCATATGCAACAGATAGGTACTCATTGTTCTGCGTTACGACTTCTGGCATGACTTCTTGCATCTCTTGTGCAATAACACCTGTGCTACGTTGTCCGTCTTTATCAAATGTAACACCACGCATTGCTGAAACTTTATCTAAAGCCCCCTCAATGGTTTCGATGTTATCCTTAAGTCTAACGTCTGAGAAAGCTGTTACATCACCTGCAGCAGTGAAGTTCCCATTGTCATCGCAGTAGGCTCCCCAGCTACCACCTTGGGTTAAAAAACCTATATAGTTAGAGTTACAATGAATAGTACGGTTTCCATTATCAGTATCCACCATTACAATATTAGATGAGGTAGTATTACCTACAGTAAGAGTTGAACCTACACTAAAGTTTTGAGCAGTAGAACCTGCCTTGTAAGCAAACCTGCCATCTGATTCACTTTCAGTATAGTAACGACCATCTAAATTAACTGATGCTAAGCCTGTTATATGACCGTAGCCATCCAGAGTTATATCTTGAATTACAGTTCCACTACTATTATTGACAGACCCTTGGCTAGATGTGTCGGTGTGACTGAAAGTTGTACCTGATAAGCTTAGGCCACCCCCTGCGCTGTAGGTTGTGTTTGTATCTGTGTTTACAACAGTTTCAGTTGCAGTTGCAATACCTGTAACGTGTCCGTAAGTGTCTAAGGTTATGTCTTGAATGTAAGTACGACCAGAGCCGTTTACTGACGTCTGAGAAGATGTATCAGAGTGACTAATAGAACCATTGGAGATCCCAATACCACCACCTGCACTAAAATGTGCCCTTACTTGAGCAGCGCTAGGACCAGTGTAGGTGATAACACCAGAGGTACTGTTGTAAGATAGACTACCATCACCACCTGCATCAGTTGCAGATATAGCGGCCCTTGCTCTCGCAGTAGTATGATATAGATTACTAGAGCCTTCAGCTATTGTATCTGTGTTACCCTGTGTAAAGCTAACTACACCTGTAGTACTGTTATAGTTTATACTACCAGTTGCAGATATTGCATTTCTAACTCGTGTAGTAGTGTGGTATAGATTACTAGACCCTTCTGTTACATCATCTGTGTCGTGATTACTAACATCAGAAACTTGACCTGTAACGTTTCCAGTTAAGTTACCTGATACACCACCAGAAGCAGTAACTAATCCAGTAACACCTAGAGTGCCCCCTACGGTAACATTGTTTGTAATTGTTGCAGCATCTGTAACAGTAGTACCATCTATATACGCATCTTTAAATCTAGTAGTATTAGATCCTAAGTCTAATGTGTTTGCAGTCTTAGGTAAAACTTGAGAGCCTGATATAATAAGGTCTTGGCTTGGGCCTACCTTAGTAATAGCTGCGCCTTCTCCTGAACTACCATCATGCTTATGTCCTGTAGAAGCATTGAACCCTGCTTCAATAGCATTGTACTCTGCATCAAAGTCATCAGCATCAATAACTTGCCCATTAGCAATGTTGTTTGCTGTATCCTGTCTTGTATAACCTGCCATGTTGTTTCCTTATTGTCTATCTTCTTGACTGTATTCTAGTAATGCAGTATCTAAAGTAAAAGTAGGGTTAGTAGAAAAATCTTCAAATCGTATTGCTACAGTTTTTCCAGATCCAATAATGTTAGTATTATATACTTTGTCAAGCTCACCACCGTAAGTAGAATTATTAAATACAGAGTTAGACGCGCCAAAGAAAAACACAGAACTACCTGTACTAGATATTTGTTGAGTAGCAGGCTGTACTATTTTAGTGTCTGTAGCAGAAGCAAAGTCATACTTAACATTTAAGTCTAATGTCATGCTTGCTGAAGGATCTGCATATAAAGTCATCTTATAAAAGGTCTTACGTACTTGAGGATCTGTAACAGGCATAAACGGAGACTCATAAATAGCTTCTATAGGAAGTCCGTTAAAGTCAGCACCAGTTTCCATTACATATACATAACCATCATCATTCCCAAAGGCTAATGTCTCAGCAGTACCTGTGTATCTGCTGTCTGCAATAAAAGCTTTTATCCCCTTTGTAGTAGACCAAGCTAAACCACCAGCGCCTTGAGAAATAAACTTAGTTGCGATTAAACCTTTTGCAGCCTCTACCTGCTCAGACTGAACATACGAAAAAATACGATACTGAGATTTTTCCTTTAGGACAACAGAGCAGAATAAAGGAGATTGGCTTAAAAATAAAGTAGCATCTTTTGCTATGGAGTCTGACGCAACATCTAATCCAAAGTCACCAATACGGTCCGTAGCACTCAACAATCTAATTCCATCAGGGGAAAGATACATAATATCACCACCAACTTCTTGGATAGTATCACCATTAATACATCCAATACGGTCTGTAATAGGGGATACTTGAAAGTCAGCAGCACTACTGCCTGTAAGTTTTTTTATTGTGTCACTAGTAAATATAATAAGTTGTTCACGAAAGACTGCAAGTCCAGTTATATTATTTGCTACATTTATAGAGCCTGCACCATTAGCTACGTTGAAATCGCTTACACTAAAAGGTGCAGTAAAAAAGATAGTATTACCTTTAGCGTAGAATGCTGTGTTTTTAAATATTGCAACATGCTCTGCGCCTAAAGGATCACTAGTTCCAATATCAAAAGGATCGCCACTGCTGTCATTTTTAAAGAAATCAAGAGAGTTTCCTGACGTACTGTAAACAGCAGGAAAGTTAACTCCATCTACAAATACAACTTTATCTACACCATCTAAATTATATAATACAGACTTAGCTTTACCACCACCTGTACCTGCACTAGTACCTATACTAGACCAAGAATTACCAGTACTGTAGTAATACTGAGTTAAGTTACTAGAGTTTTTACGTGCTGCAACAATACGACCAGAGCTAATAACTTTAAGTGCGAGTAATGACCCGCTGCCTGCAAGTTGACTTGTACTGTACTTAGAGTAGCCACGTATTTTAGAGTAGCCACCCTCTTTGTTTACTTCAAAGTTTTGTAGTATGGTAGCAGAACCTACAGCATTAGAACCCTGCTGCAAGGGAGTAAGGTTAGAGATAAGACCACCTCTAAACTCAATAGGAAATGTCTGCCATTGTGTCGCCATTAAAAGTGTACTCTCATGTCTCGTAAATATTCTGTACGGTTTATATTAATACTACGTAATTGTTTAATACCTTGTGTAAATTTCTGCATAGCTAATTGTGCAGCCTGCATGTCACCTCTAAATTGATACGTGTAGTACATAGCACCATCTATAATAACGTAACGATATTGTTCAGGAAGATTAGGAACGTCAGAATGTAATTCTAAATCAAAACCTAACGCATAGTACTCATAGACTAATTCATACGCCTTGTCAGGTGCAGGTACTACTATTAACTCTCTACTAGGAGCACGTACAATATATCGTGGTGTACCCTTATTACTAGAGTTATATTCAGAATCAACATGTTTGTCAAGGTATTCTTCATAACTAAGCACTTTAAGTTTAATAGTACTAGTAGGTAATGTATCATCACGCTTAATTCTAAATGTATTTAAGTTAATTGTTTTAGCATCATAAGGATAACTATAACGAGACTCACCTACAGATAGCACTTCTGTTTCCTCTACGTGATTCCAAGGCCACTCATATTCTTCTTGTTGTATATGCCGTATCGAAGAATTGACAGCATCCTTAGCAAAGCTATAGAAACCTGTAGTAGTTGCAAAGTTATCAGATGTTAACTCTACTTCATTGAGCCTACGATTTACATCATTAACTAGACTAAGATAATTATATAACATTCTACTTCTCCCTCACACGTAAGAACACAGAACGTTCATATTGTAGACCACCAACTGTAGTTACTTTACATGTAACTTTATATCGTTTATTGTTTGTACCTATACCTAATCTAATAGTAGCTACGGTATTTGTATATGTACCCTGTACAAATTGTAATCCATCTACTACAGCAGCAGAAGTTACTTGTGTCTTAGTACCATCTGCATCATCAATAAACCATGTAACCGCAGAAATAGGATCTGTATCTAAAAAACGTGACCAATCTATACTGTAGTCAACAACTTCATCTTTATCTTTATCAGGCCACTTATATGACATAGTTATTCCTTCTTACGCAGCGTATGCAGTTATTTTTTTATCTTGAGCAGATATCACTACAGTTTTACTTTGTTCAGGTTTAATGTAAACTGTATTATCATTATCTGTGCTTCTTAAATATATTACATTTCTATATTCAGGCGGGAACAAAGTAATATTTTCAGTTACAATAATCTCTTGCGGATCATTGAATGATATTTGTAGTCCTGTTGTAGTAGCTAGTGGTACAAATGCAGTCTTGCTAAACTGTACATTCTGACCATCTACTACATAGTTACCTCTATTAACAATAAGACGTATAGTTATGTTAGCATTAACAATCTGTAAGTCTAGATCGAAAGAACCTTTTGTCGCAACTACATTTAAAGACTTTAAAAGTTCTACTTCTATACCTACTACAGAGAAGTCAGCTTTAACAGGATCAATATGCCTACCAACATTAAGGGCAGTATCTGGTCCTGTAAGATCAAAAGACCCACTTTCAGCAGCTAAGTTTAATGGACGTAGTGCAGCCTCTTGTCCTGATAAGGCATAGGTGCCTGTTACAGGTGCAACAAACGTTCCATAGTTAAATACAGTGTCTTGACTAATTAATGTATTAGTACCATTATCAACACTAAGAGAACGTTCTGAGTTTAGTGTAGCATCTGTTCCACTTAATATAAACGGTCCAGATCCTGCAACAACGTTATTACTTACTAAGTCAACGGACTGCCCAGTAAGAGTAAATACACCAGTACCAGCTATGATATTGTTGGCTACGAGATCAACACTTTGTCCAGTAAGTGTAAATACACCAGTGCCAGCTATTAAGTTGTTAGATACTAAGTCAACAGATTGTCCTACTAAGGAGAACGTACCATGTTGAACAGCAAGGTTAAGTGACCTTAGAGAAACATCCTGACCAGTTAATACGAATGTGCCATGAATGACATCCATAATATTTGAGCGTTCTAGGATAAACGCTACAGCTTGACCAGTAGATGTAAACGATCCAGAATCAACTGCTATATTTAAGGATCTTAGTGCAGTGTTTTGACCAGTAAAGGTAAACGATCCAGTGTTAGCAGCAAACAGTCTGCCAACATTTAATTCAACAGGACGCTCCGTTACACTAAATGAGCCAGAACCTGCAGCTAAGTTTAACGGCCTTAGTGCAGCTTCCTGCCCAGTTAAAGTAAAGCTACCTGAGCTTGCTACAAGGTTGTTACTGCCAAGTGCCGCAGCCTGTCCTGTAAAGGTAAAGCTACCTCTGTTAGCACCAATAATAAGATGCTTAAATAGACCTACTGCTCTTCCAGTAAGATTAAATGTACCTCTATCTAAGGAGACATTTAAAGTCTTATTTAACCCAACAGACTGACCAGTAAATGTAAAGGCACCCTTAGATGCAACTACATTTAATGCCTTAACAAAGTCTACACTTTGACCAGTAAGTGTAAAGTCACCCTTAGATGCAACTACATTTAATGCTTTAGTAAGAGTAACAGCTTGACCTGTAAATGTAAAGCCGCCTTGATTAGCGTCTCTAACTATGTCAAAGGTAACAGCTTGACCTGTAAATGTAAATGTACCTTGATTAGCATCCTTAGCTATATCAAAAGTAACAGCCTGACCCGCAAGAGTAAACGCACCACTCGCTGCATCTATTATATAGTCAATAGATGTAACACCACTGTCTGCCAGTGGAGCAGATGCGAGTGGGCTAAAGCCTAACATTAGTCAGCCTCTTCAATCGTTAGTGTGCCAGCCTCAACCTGCCGCATGATCTCTGCGTAGTGGCGATTGGCTGGGTCTAACGGGACTGACATTTCAGTGCCGTCGATGGTGGCTTGGATAGAGGCGGTGTTGCCATACATGTCAGTCGTGTACTGAGCCGCTGTGATGTTCATATTATCCATGATTATAGCTCCGCATTTATCTGAATTGTTCTAGTGCCACTAGCGTGGAATTGAACTTTATACGCCCTTCCTGCTACTATTCCTGTAGATTGCAATCTGAATGAAGCGGCTTGAGGTGTAATGTGCTGAAAAGTTACACCACTTACTGTCTTATCGCTTCCATCATACAAAACAAAATCACCATTTCCAGTGATGGAGGGGGCGGCTCTCTTCACGCTATAAAATAGAGGAGCGTACACAAATGTTCCGCTTACCCCCGCCGCATTGCCCGCAGCGTAGGAGTAGAGAGTGTGATGGTCTATTTGTTCATAATACCTCTGGCACTTAGCAAGCTCGTCTCCATACGACCTATGCTCAAAAGGGGTGGCTGTGTCGCCTACTTCTAGCTGGACGCCTGTTATGTAATAAGAACCACTTTCTGTTGGGTCAAGGTCAAACCTAATTTGTAGCACATCAGAATACTGTGAAGCAGAGTAACTAGGTACTGTTACCGTTAATGTGTACCTCTGCCAAGAGTTTGCAATAGACACTGCGGGTGATGTTATTACTCCAAAATTAGTACTGTTAAGGAAGAAAATGTTTTCAAAACGAGTAATACCCCCAGTGGCCTTTGCCCAAAAAGAAAGAGTTACAGATTTTCCAGAAGTAAGTCCTATACCATTTTCAATGTTCTGTTGAAAATTACTATCTGCGGAACCAGCAAAGTCTATCTTAGAGCTATATTGAAAGCCCTCATTAGTAGGTACATCTGTGGAACGTGAAAGCAAAGTGTTGTTAAGTTGAAG